TTCTTTCAAAGTTAGTGTAACTTCTTTTAGCTCTGGGTGGTCAGTTTCTGGGAAAGCTCCACCTTCTGCTACTCCAGCAGTAGTGGCGTGCCTGTCAATCAATGCTCTGAAACCAGACTGTGTCCATGCTTCTTTCTTCAAAAGTTTAAAAACTTCTGACTTAGTATTTAGCTGATTGAATACTTTTGCCCCGAAGACGGTGTTTAATCCTTCTGCTAGGCCACTGGTATCAATGTTATCATCAGCTTTACTAATGCCGTACCTCTTGGATATTCCAAGTGTTCCGCCATAATAGGCGTTTACATATTCTTCGAAACTCATTCCTGCCATATTTAGTTTTCTCCTACTATTTCTTCAAGCTCATCCCAAGACTTGGACATTTTGTTCCAGTCTATGGAAGTTGCTTTTGGAGCGTCAGTTGCTGGTGCGGGTGTAACCTTTGATCCAGCATATACGGAAATTCCGTATTTCTTAAGTGATTTCATAACGACATCTAAAGAAGGTTCTACTTCGGTTTCAGACTTTTCTGCTTCTTCTTCCTTTTCTTCCTCTTCTTCTTTTTCTTCGTGTTCAGGTTTAGACAATTCTTCTATCTTAGCGTGTAGGGCTTTAATTTCTTCAGCCATTGCTTTCATATCATAGTGTTCGTCTTTTTCCTCTTCTTCGTGTTCACCTTTTTCTGCTTCCTCTTCTACTATATCAGGTAGCTCTTCAGGTGACACTACTTCAACTGTAACTTCTTCAGATTTGACTTCTTCTACAGTCTCCTCTGCTTTTTCGGTGCTGCAATCGCAGTCATCTGCCTTTGTAGTCATAACCTCTATTTTATTACTTTCATTTATAAAGTTATTTGCTTTGTCGGCTTTTACTATTCTTTCGTCATCATGATCTGTAATTAACACAAATTCGTACCCTTCTACTGCACCATCATGTGGCTCATAATCTCCCTCCATTAATGCAGGGCCATCTCTTGTAATCATCCAGTGATAACCTTTAGGTGGTTTAGCGATCACTGTTTTACCATTATCTTTCTTAGTAGATTTTGGGTGATCTTTTGGTAGCAGATCGTAATCTGTAGTGTATTTAGGATTTGCAGGTCTACCTGATTTTAGTAATTTAAGAAAGGCTTTGACCCTAGCTACAGCCCACTGGTCTCGGCTTGATACGCTAGGTCTGTGACTTGTGGAAAAAGCTCCTGCGCCTCTACGAAATACAGACTTTAATGCTCCGAGATTTGCTTTCTTTGCAGGGTCATCGCCAACATCTTCATTATGTTTATCTCTTAAATTTTCTAATGTCTTAATATTTGCTGGACTTAATTTAATTCCACCACGCTCTCCGCTTGCACTACCTGCTGGATTCTTGTCGCTGCCTCTTCTTCTTTCTCCAGGTTTAGCTGGCTCTCCAGCGTGGCGGCTTTTAGCTAATGCAACATCAGTAACGGTTGCTTCTATGTTTGCAGGATTATCACCTACCCAAGAAACCGACCAAAGCCCAAGATCGTTTATTTTGTTAAAGCAAGTATTGGCTCCATCTGGACATACAAGATCTTGTGACAGTGTTTCTCCCCTAATACTACTGCCACCTTTTGTTCCAAAGTCTTTGATTTCATCCCAGACTTTGTCGTGCATTTCTAATTGATTATGAATACCGTACTTGACTTTGATTTTACCATCATCTATTTTGTAAGCCAATGGCAATCCTATTGGTATTTCTTCGTGTTGATAAGAATAGATTCCATACTTCATGTAGAAATCCATAGACTCTTCTAATACTTCTGTAGGGATTAAATCATTCTGCTTATCTATTATTGGTGCATTGATGTATGTTTCCATCACACGATCGTTGTACCATTCTTTTCGATAAACTTTCCAGTCACTAGATTTGGCTTCCATATTAGGATTTAACATTGCTCCTATTTATTTGTAACTGTAAAGTCGGCTTACAAATTTTTAACAAAAAATTCTGCTACTCGCTTTTTATTATTTTCAAATGCAGGTCTCATGTAAGGTTTAGGGCCACCGTTAGGGCCAGTGCCTTCTGGCGATCCATACTCTACAAATGCTGCATATTCTACATTTGTACCAATTACTTTAGACAGATGCTCTCTTTTAACGTTAATAGAGCCACGCAAACGACCTGTATCTACTGGGACAATACGTTGGGCCTCCAAAGACATTGCGTCTGCTGTATCATCCAATGCCATATCTAAGACTTCTGGGCGATCTTCAGCTAACTTTTGTAATATTGCCTTGAACTGTTCTCCGCCTTTTATTCTAATTCCCATCAGTATCCTAGAACTTCATCTACAGTAGCATCGCCATACTTCTCTTTCCACTTCTTCTTAATTATTTTTTCGCCTTGTTTGTACATTGCCATACGTCTTGCTCTGTTAGCCATCTTACGGGCTACTCTGTCACCTTGTTTCCAAGATAACTCATTTGTACAAGCCTGGCAAAACCCACTACTTAGGATATGCACAGACATTGGGCCAGCTCTACATTTTTTACAACTACTCATTTATAAATTACATCTGCAATCTTCATGATCACTACTTTTAGATCCGCAGTAACATGGTTCGCAATCCTCCTTTCCGTTTCCGTGATGACCGTATTTGTCATTACTAATGTAAATTTTAATATGTTCTGGCATTCTACTCATGGTACCCTCGATAGTACAGTTCTTTGATTTGGGTGCAACAACGAGTTCCCCCGAAGGGTAAATCCATAGATCGCCCCAATCCTTTGTTGAAGAGCTATGAGGTCATCAATTAACATTCCATCAGGATGTGAAGCTAGTTCACTTGCTATGTCTTTATGTGCCGCACAAGTCCTTGCACCCGAGGCAACAACTAGTGTGTATCTAAAAGGCTTTTTACGAAGCTTTTCTTGCTTACGATACGAAGCCAATCTACCTTCATTAGTAATGTTAATCATCTCAGTTCTAGCTATTCTAGTTAGTTTGTAAGTTTCTGCATTGATTACTTTCTGCATTTCTGCTACAGTATTGGGAATACTGCGACCTTCGACAATAGAATCTGCAACTACTTGATTTAATTTTGTAGATAATACTGTAGACAATTCATTGTAATTGTTAGTTTGTGCTTGACCTGTTTGTAATATTAATATTGCTTCTTCATCAGCTTGGTCAAAATCTATTGAAACTTGTTCTTGTTTACTAACTGACTTTTTCTTATCTGCTGCATTTATTTGCCTCACTCTAGCTCTTGCCCAAGAATATCCTGCATCTCCGCCCCAAAGTAAATGAGCAACATATCCTGCACTAGGATTGTTTGGGTTACCCCAGTCTTTACCTTGTCTATCTACTTGGTGGCGATCAAAGAATGCTTTCATGCGCTTTACAGTCCTGGGTGATAGATTTACCCTGTTCTTAATATCTCTAGCTCTAGCAACACCTACTTCGGTACCGCCTCTACCAAACTCTCTACGATATGCTAATCCTTTAGCTGCTTCATCTGCCATAGCTTTTGTTGGCTTGAAATTGATGTGTGAATATTTGTCTTGCTTTTCTATTACCTTAACTCTATCTTCATCAGCAGCCGTTTTAAATCCATGCAAATATGCAGCTTTCATTTCGTCATTTACTAAACTTTTAAGATCTTGAATCAATGCAATCATTACATTTGGTAATCTCTCATTTAATTCAGAATAAGATTTTGCAGACCTAAGTCTGTTTACTTCTCGTTTGATAGTAACTGCAAGGTTTCTATCTAAGGCCGATACAAGTCTGCTTGTTCTTTTTGCTCCTCTTCCGCCTGAGACGTTGGCAAACTTCCTGAGTCTGTTTCTGGTAATATTAGCTCTCCTTCTTCATCTAAATCTACTGTGATTCCTACACCCTGGAATGCAGCAATTACATCTGCTTTGGTTCTTAAGTTTGCTAAATGTTGTTGCTCATTACGCTCATCAATGTCATTGAACACTACTTCCCAATCTGTGATCTTAAGAATATCTAACAATGGTTGAAAGAATCCTTTTACTAAAATGTTCTGTGTTTCTGTAATAGTTCTGTCCATCATAGACAACTGTTCGCCTTCTGCATTCAGTCCGCCTACTCCAGATACATCACCAACTGCCAAAGGCATAATTCCATAAGCTGAGTTAATATCTTGATTTATCTTTTCCATGTAAGGGATCATACCTGCTTCTCCCTGACTTGGCATGATTGTAACAAACTTAGCTCCTGATTGTCCTTCACCTGATGATATAATTGGGACAAAGTTAGGATTGCGTCTGGTCTCTTCAGCAATGTATTCCCCTAATCTGTTAAGAGCAGTTTCATCCAGGTTAGGAATATCTAAGAATCCTTTTGGCGGTCTTTCTAATCTAAACAATTTGTTCTGATAGTTTTCTATTGCCAATGCAGTTTCTATCTTTTTCATCAATCCAACTATTGGCGATTGTCCGTACAATCTAGCTGTAGAACTGTATTTGTTAAAATGTATTACTTCATCTCTAGCAAATGGAATGTCTCCTTCATGATCCTCAAATGTATATGCAATCAATACTAATTTAGTACCACATTCTGCACAAGCTGAACCGTTAGCTGTCTTTCTGCAA